GTGAGGTGAATCTCGCAGCTAAAAAGCTGAGGGACGCACCACTACCCACAGATACTGGGTTCAATTTGATCACGTTTATACGTGAATCAAAGGAACTTAAGGGTCTCTTGCTGCACATTATGCGCTACAAGAAGATGCTGAAACGCCTAATTAGGGCATTTCGTCCAGGACAATTCAAGCTCAAAGAAGTTCTTCGTATTATTGCGAATGAACATCTTACTTGGGCTTTTGGAATTCTCCCCCTGATTAGTGACATCGAATCTCTAATGACTATTTTTCGTAAACACGAAAATACCGTTAGAGACATAGTGACAGGCGCTCGTCGTACCTTTCGGTACGGTAGAGCCCAGCTTCCAAAGAAGCTAATTCCGTTGCCGCCCAATCTTGGTATAATTGGGCAGTTTCGGGGCGTTGGGCAACAGGTGTACTCAGACTATGCCTGGAGCACTCCACCAGAATGGATGGGATATTATTCCTATTTCATTCGGTGTGCTCCCCAAGCCAAGACTCCATATGGTAGTTGGCTCATAATGCTTGACGCATTAGGTGTCCATCCTACCGCTGAAGTCTTGTGGGATGCGATTCCTTTCTCCTTTGTCGTGGATTGGATCCTCGACATTGGTGAAACGATGCATGAAACCCGGATTGACTGGGTCCCACTCACTATGCACCTCATTGATGCGATGCACCATGTGAAGTTCGCATTAACCCGCAGATACTGGCTGGTTCAACCAACCGGCAGTCTTACTTACACTTGTAGTGAGACGTATACTGTGTTCCAACGTCGGCGATTTATCGCCGAACAAGAAGCCAAGCAAGGTCTTAAACATGTTGGTGTCGATAAGCTCTTATTGAGTGCTTCATTGGCAGCTTCCCGTTAAGATCTTCTTAACAACTAAGGAAACAACCGCCCTAACGGGCACTCTAATAATGCTGGACAACAGCCTAACCGTGCAGATTGGTGGTCTTGCGACTACCACATCTGTAGAACTGTCACTCAACGATATCCGATCCGGAACTTCTGTGCGATCTTACAAGGTCGCCGAAGATCAGAGGATCAATTTGTACGTCCAAAATCAGACGTCCAAAGAGAATCCCCCTGTCGGAGGGAATCGTTCTCGCATCAGCGTTGAGCGCGTAAAAGTGCTCAGCGATGGTTCCGAGCGTAAGGTTATCGCCTCGTGGACTGTCTCTACTCCAAGAGACAGTACCTTTACCACGGACGAGATCAACGGGACAATGAAGTGTTTAGTGGGTATCCTTCTTGGGTACCCTGCAAACGGCGATAATTATAATGATTATATCGACGGTTGGCACACTTCATCTCCCCATGGTCTTGACGGTGCCACCTTCGTCGAGCGCATTCGCGCTGGCGAGGAGTAACCGGGCCTTACGGATTAGTCGATTACCTGCCTGTCCCCGTTGTACGCATAATGCGTTGCTTCGGGGGCAGGTTTGGTGACCGCGAGTAGGGTGTCAGTAATGACCGAAGGTTATTACCTTCGTATTCCTTGCTTGCTTACGGCTGACAGCACGGATGCAGGTGTCTAGTTCGAACCGCAGTATGAAACTAAATGGTCTCATAATTGAGGCTCTCATGCTAGACATAGCATGCCACGCGAACATCAGTCAACCTGAACTATCTGAATGGCAGACTTACGTCCGCCGTTCCTTTAGACAGCACGGTATGTCTTTATGGACTACCGTCCTCCCTAGTCTTGGTAAACTCCTTGACTATGCCTTGGGCCACGATCTGAACTCACATCGACCTCATGGAACTTACAAGTTCTTAGAGTATCGCCGCGAGTCCAGATGGTTCGAGTACGACGAGCTTATTCCTCGCTCGTTGTATCTTCGCCTCTTCACCCACTCTGGGTGGCTACGCGAAGACTTGGATGATGGTTGCGTTCGTCTGGTAGGATTACTACGCCAGTGGTTGTACTTTGCGTACAAACTGGAGTTACCATATAAACCAAGCGATGAACAAAAAGTCATCGATGGTTTCGTCGAGACGGACAGGTCACTTCCGCGCTTTGAGCGCAAAGGTGATTCGATCCTTCAAGAAGCCGCACGCCTTACAGCGTACGTTTTTGGAGATATCGATCCTCGCGAGATTCAACCCTCGCATGGTCCTGGAGCAGTTTCAACTGGGGAACAACAACAGGAGAAAGCTGAATTCAAAAGAATTTATCGCTCTCTTTGTGAAGTTTATCCCTTTGATGAGTACTTTATGTACTCTTTGTCGCATGTTTGCGACCAGTTGGACTGGCTCCAGTCTAGGGAGTCTCTTGATTCGGGCACTGCGAAAGTTGTGCTCGTTCCTAAGGACTCCCGTGGACCTCGACTGATCTCGTGTGAACCACTCGAATACCAGTGGATCCAACAAGGTCTAGCCCGTGTGATGATGTCTCGATTAGAGCATCATCCGTTATCTGCCGGGTTCGTGAATTTCACGGACCAGTCAGTTAATCGGTACCTAGCCTTGTTGGGTTCGCAAACTGGCGAGTATGTTACACTAGATATGAAGGACGCCTCAGACCGCGTTGGTCTGAGCCTGGTAGAAGAGATCTTCTCCGGGACAAGGTTACTGCAGGGCCTTACGGCATGCAGAACGCCTCGTACGCGTCTTCCTGATGGTAGAGAGGTTCACATGAACAAATTCGCGCCCATGGGATCAGCATTATGCTTTCCCGTGGAATCGTGGGTGTTCTACGTGTTATCTCTTGTAGTAATCAGTAAACACCACCGGATACCACCGCGTGAAGCAGTGGGTAGGGTGTATGTTTACGGTGATGACATCATATGTAAGGCGGAAGACTATCGCCTGCTACTGCAGTACCTCCCTCGTTATGGACTTATGTTCAATTCGAAGAAGTGCTGTACCAGTGGATTCTTCCGAGAATCCTGTGGCATGGACGCCTTTCGAGGCGTCGACGTCACTCCGGTTAAATTCCGGACTGTTATGAGTCGTCATCAGACGGTCAACTCGCTCGTTTCATGGATTGAGTATTCGAACTCGCTCATGAAGCGTGGTTACTGGGATACAGCCGAAGCCATTCGCCAGGTTCTTAGGACCCAATACGGGCCTATCCCATGGAAGCATCGCGAGTGTGATGCCTACATTGGCTTCTATACTGACTTCCTATCGCACGCTTCAACTATTAAGTTGAATCGAGCTCTGGGTTTCCGATATAGGTATAATCGGAATCTCCAATGCCTCGAGATTCGTGCGCTTGTCCCTGACGTGAAGCACGTTAAGGGCTTGGTAACGTCGCAATGGTCCGAACTCCTGCGAAGGAGCTCGAAAAGAGCGAGAGATCGCTCTATTTCGAAGGTGGGCCAGCGCGACATTGAGGTTGGCC